CCAGTCGATCGAGTACCAGTTGTGGCACGGCAACGGGACCAACAAGCCGGAAGGTCTGAAGAACGCCACGCTCGGCACCGCTACTACTCTCGCAACCGACGGCACGCTCACCTCCGACGAACTCATCGACTGGGTCTACAGCCTGCCGATGAAGTACCTGAAGAGCCCGTCGTGCGCGATCGTGACGAGCCAGTCGTTCCTCACGGCCGTCCGCAAGTTGACGGAGAAGGTCGTCGGCTCTGGTGGTCACTTCAGCGCGCCGTACCTCTGGGAGCCTTCCTTCCAGGCCGGCACGCCCGACCGTCTGCTCGGAATCCCGGTCTATGTCTCGCCGTGGGCACCCACGCTCGGCAATGTCAACAACCAGATCCACGCGGTCATCGGTGACTTCCAGCACATGGTGCTCGCGCAGCGCACGGGCATGAGCGTGCAGGTTCTCAACGAACTGTACGCCGGCAACGGCCAGATCGGCTACCTCGGCGAGATGCGTCTCGACGCGAAGGTCGTGCGCTCCGATGCCTTCCGTGCTCTCAAGGATGACAACACCTGAGGGGGCAAGGGCTGAACTAGCCACACACGAGGGCGGGCCGCAAGGCTCGCCCTCTTCTTTTCGGAGCACACATGAGAGTCCACATCCTGAAGACCTTCTCGACGAGCACGACGGCGTACGCCGCAGGGATGCGCTGCGAGATTCCAGATTCCGACGCGGCGCGATACATTGCGTCCGGCTTGGTCGAGCGCGACGAGCCGAAGATCGAGACTCCCGAGCGAGGCCGCGTGCGGCTCCGCAAGGCGACGAAGGAGGCGAGCGATGCTGGCGATTGATGGTGCGACCTACCTATCGAATGTCGAGGCCACCTCGCCGGCGGTCGAGCCTGTCACGATTGCCGAGGCGAAGGCTCACTTGCGCGTGACGCACACGGACGAGGATGCGCTGATCACCTCGCTCATCGTGGCGGCGAGGAACTATGTGGAGGGACTGGCGAATCGGCCGCTCGTGAATCGCACTTACACGCTGAAGCTCGATCGCTTCCCGTTCGGCTACGAGATCATCCTCCCGGCCGGCAAGGCTTCGGCCGTCTCCTCGATCTCCTACGGCGATCGGAGCGGCACCACGGAAGTCCTATCGGCAGGCTCATACACGCTCGAAGGCCAGAGGCTTCCGAGCAGCATCGTGATCAATCCGAACATCATCTCGGGATGGCCTTCCACGCGGTTCTATCCGGGCATCCCGAGCGTGACGATCGGATACACGGCCGGCTACGGCGCGGCCGCCAGCGCGATCCCGCAGGCTCTCCGGCAGGCCGTGCTGATGTCGGTCGCGTACTGGTATGACATCGCTCGCGAGACCGGTAGCGAGACCGCGCTCACCGAAGTCCCGCACGGTGTGGAGTCACTCGCTCGGATGTTCTCGATCCCGAGGATGGCATGAGGCGAGTCCGCTCCGGCCTGATGCGAACGCCGTTCCTCGTGCTCAACCGCACGACGGATCTCGACGAGTTCGGCTCGCTCGAGCCGACCTTCCTCGGCGTGGGCACGATCGTATGGGGCTACCTCAAAGGGACATCTGCCGCCGAGGGTGTCGAGCGCGAGAAGATCACACACCAACGCTCCTACGAGATCATGATGCGCGAGAAGGATGCCGCGCTCTTGTCGGTGACGGCCCGCCTCCAGACGGACACCCGTACATTCGAGATCATCGGAATCGAGCAGTACGACGCGCGGCAGCAGACCGTGACCGTGACCGTGCGGGAGGTGGCGTGATGTCCCAACCGTTCCTCGAGAGCGTGAACCTGTCCGGCGGCAAGGAACTCGTCGCGGCGTTCAAGAAGCTCGACGAGAACCTCAAGAAGGCGATGATCGAGCGCGTGGCGACTCGGACGCTCGAACGCATCGCCGCCGCCATGCGCTCCGAGATCAACTCGATCTCCACGAACACGGACAAGGGATTCCCCGGCGATCGATTGTGGCCGTACATGAGGCGTGGCCGCATGGTCTCGCCAGGTCTTGCGCGCTCGAAGGTCTCGACGGCGATCGCCGTGATCCCGCTCGGCTCGAAGCAGCGTCGGCTCTACATCGGTCGCCGTATCGGCGTGACCGGGAAGAGCGGGGCGTTCTACGGCCGGCTCATCGAGAAGGGGTTCTCGATCGTCCGCAAGGGCCGGATGCGCGGATGGGTGAAGGGAAAGAAGGACATCCCCGGCAAGTGGGTCTTCTTCAGGCTCTTCAAGCGGCTCAAGCCGGGAGCCGAGGCTTCGGCGGTGCAGGAGTTCACGGACTTCATCAACGAGTGGGGCCGTATCAAGTCCACGCCCAGTAAGGATCTCTCGTGAGTGCACAGACCGTGTGGAACATCGAGACCGCGATCAAGGCCAAGGTCGCCGCTACGGCGAGCCTGACCTCGATCATCGGCACGAACCCGGTGCGGATCTACCCGGAACTTCGGGAGGACAACGGGTCGCTCCCGGCGATCGTGTACGAGTTGAACTCGAGCGCGCCGTATCTGGTGCTCTCGGGCGTGCCGACCCTCACCCGGTCGAGCGTGTCGCTCCATTGCCTCGCGCTCGAAAAGAAGGTATCCGTGGACATCGCCCAGAAGGCGCAAGCGATCTTCGCCGACTGGGCGCAGGACTTCTCGTCCGGCGGCACCCTGAAGATTTCCGTCAAGTCGAGCCGGGTCTCGACAATCCAGACCGACTATCAACCGCCCGCAGATGGTGCCACGCACGGTTTATATCTTGCGACGCTAGAGGTAGTCTCGATGCACTCCTAACGAGGTACTCCGCATGGCACTCTCCTCATACAACACGATCATTACTGTTGGCGGCTCCGCCGTCGGCGAGGTCACCAACATCTCCGTCGGCGGCTCCTCGTTGACCGAGATCGACATCACGAACCTCACGAGCACGGACAAGGCGTACATCATGGGCGCGCTCGAAGCAGGCACGCTCACGATCGACTTCTTCGCGCCCGCGAACTGGGCCGACTTCAAGACGGCTCTCGTCCCTGCTAGCGGAGATAACACTCCCGCTAGTTTCTCGCTTGAGTTCGCCGCCGGCAATCTCACCGCATCTTTTGATGGCATCGCAACGAACCTCTCGATCTCGGCCGAGCAGGACGGAGCCGTGACCGCGTCCGCTACCGTCAAGCTCACGACCGCAATCACCTGGAGCTAAACCATGGCAATCGTCGCACCCGGATCCCTCTTCCGCTACGCATCGTCCGCCGGCTCTGGCGGCACGGTGAACACCGATCTCGCCGAGGTGAAGTCGATCTCCCTCGACGGCATCTCGATCGCCGAGATCGATACATCGGCTCTGTCGGCAACCGTGAAGTCCTTCATCGGCGGCACGAAGGACAGCGGCACGATCTCCGTGACGCTCTTCGCTCCGTCATACACCGTTGGTCTTCTTGGATCGACTGGGGCATTCAATCCGTCCTCCTATGCGAACGGACAGGACTTCCGCAAGTTCGCGATCCGATTCGGCCCGAACACGACCACGGGCGGATTCGAGATCCAGTTCTCGGGTTACGTCACCTCGTTCAATGTCTCGGCCGCAGTCGATGGCGCGGTCGAGGCCGATCTCACCGTCCGGATCACCGGAGCCATCACGAACTCGCCGGCGAACTGATCGCATCGCACATCTCGGAGCACCACACCATGACCGCATCCAAGGACTTCGTGCTTTCACTCGCCGCCTCCATTCCTGTGGAGGCGGTTTCCATTCCCGGCATCGCCGAGCCGATCTCGATCCGTGGCCTCACCGCGGGCGAGCGCGACTCGTTCGAGGCCGCGTGCTTCATCGGCAAGGGCACTAACCGCGAGATGAACTTCGTCAATCTCCGCGCGCGCCTCCTCGTCCGGTGCATCTGCGACGCAGACGGCAAGCGGCTCTTCGCCGACGGCGATGTCGAGCAGGTCGCGGGCCTCCCGGCTCGCGTGATCGACCCGCTCTTCGAGGTCGCCCAGAGGCTCTCGGGCATGGGCGCGAAGGATGTGGAGAGCATCACGGGAAACTGACCGAGCGAGCGTGCCGGCGGTTCCTCTTCCGCCTCGCGCTCGCACTCGGTATGACGGTCGCCGAGGTCGAGGCGCGCGTCTCCTCGCGTGAACTCACCGAGTGGATGGCCTACGACGCGCTCGAACCGATCGGCGGATTCCGCACCGACTACGGTTTCGCGATGCTCGCCGCGCTGTATGTGAACGCGCACCGCAAGCCGGGTAGCGCGGCCGCGAAGGTCTCCGAGTTCATGCCGTGGCTCCCGAAGTCTCCTGCCGCCGAGAGTAAGGGGCCGGACGCATGGATCGCTATGCTCAAGGCACTAGGAGGCTCGAAGAGTGGCTAACACGGGCGACCTGTTCGTCAACTTCAAAGTGAACGCCGACGGACTCCAGAGCGGGTTCGCCGCGCTGAACGGCTTCGTCGGCAAGTCCAAGCGCGACCTGGCGGCGATGGACGGAGCGGTCAACGCGCTCTCCAGCACGCTCGCGAAACTCGGCATCGATCCCTCGTTCATCTTCCAGATGCGCGACCTCGTGCAGATCGGGACGAAGCAGATCCCGAAGGTCGTGGAAGGCATCGCGGCACTCGAACGGCAGGCCGGCGCGCTCGCCGGGATGAAGATCACGGCTCCGAAGTTGGAGGCTCCGGTCGCGGCGGCGGCGGCTACGGTCGCTCCTGCGGTCGATACCACGATCCTCCCTCCGATCGACCTCGCGCCGATCGACGGTGTGGCGAAGGCGATCCGGAGCGTGCGCGAGCAGGCTACGGGCGACATCGACATTCTCGGGAGCACGATCAACAACTCGCCGATCCTGTCGATGGGCGGTGCGGTCGAGGCCCAGATGGCGAAGGCTCGCGCGTCGTTCTCGAGCGGCTCGGTCGATATGGCCGATGCGATCGTGCTCGGCTCGTCGCGCATCGAGGAGGCGATCGTCCAGACGGCGACCGTGACGAAGGCGCAGGGCGGCGCGATCACGGCCGCGCTCGGGAAGGTGCGCGACTTCACGGGCACGATCCCGGCCCGGTTCGTGACTCTTCGCGAGTCGATGTCCTCGGCGTTCTCGACGGGCGCGACGGCCGCGACTGGCGCGCTCTCGAAGATCGGGCCGGCGATCTCGTCGCTCCCGACGCTCGCCTCGACGGCGTTCGGCCGGATCAAGGCAGGCTTCCAAGGCTTGCCGGCGGCTAGTTCGACGGCGTTCGAGGCGATCAAGTCCGGCGCGATGAAGTTCGACGCGACGCTTACGGGCGTGGCGGCTCGCGCCGCGACGGCCGGACGAGCGATCGGGGCCGCGCTCTACACGGCTTTGGGGCCGATCGGCCTGATCCTCGTCGCCGCCGGCGCGCTCTATGCCGTGATCGACAAGTTCGTCTCGGATGCCGAGGCTCGCGTCGCCGAGTCGAATGCGCGCATCGAGGCGAATATGCAGCGCACGCAAGCCGTGATCGAGCGCACGATGGCGGCGGTCGAGTCGCTGAACAAGGACACGGCATCCACTCGCTCGAAGGGATCGGGAACGCAAGCGGACATCGAGGGACTTCAGGCTCTCCTGAATGCTCGAGCGGATCAGGTCGCACTCATCGAGCAGGAGATCGCCGCCGAGCGCGAACTCCGCGACGAGATCGCGGCCAACATCGCCGCCAACAAGGCGGTCGCTGATGCGTCCGCAGCGCGCGCGCAGGCCGAGAAGGATGTCGCCGACGCGCAGCGCACGCTACAGATCAGGAACCAGCAGGTCGCCGAGGGTGCGATCGACGAAACCGCAGCGAACGAAGCGGCCGCACAACTCTCAAATATGCGAGGCATCCTCTCCGCGATGCAGGCACAGGAGGACGCGGCGAAGGCACTCGCCGGAGCTACGGCGAACAACTTGGCACTCGAAGAGCAGCGCGTCGATCTCGCGCAGCAACTGACCGAACAGACTCGACTCAAGGCCGAGGCCGAGCAGCGCAGCGCGACGATCGCGCAACTGATCCAAGGCTTCGACGATGAGCGGCTCCGACTCACGATGAGCGCGGCCGACTACGAGGAGATGATCCTCGACCGCAAGATCGCCGCGGCGGGCATCACCGACCCCAACGACATCGCCCGGATCAAGGCCGCGCAGGAGGCACTCGACCTCGCCAAGCAGCAGGCCGAGGTCGAGAAGGTCGCGAAGGCCGCAGCGGGCGAGAAGAACACGATCGCGCAGGAGACGATTCGGATTACCGAGGAGGCCCGCGCGCTCCAGTCCGCTATCGACTCGATCGCGAACGAGCAGGCCGCGCTCGAGCGCGAGATGCTCGAACTCACGATGGGCAAGGCCGCGGCCGAGGAGCACATCCTCCGCATGAAGGCGCAGGCGGCGGGCCTCGACGCTGCGGCGACCAACGACCTGATCGAGCAACTCAAGGCCGTGCAGGATCTCCGGGATGCCGTCGCCGAGCGCAAGCGCACCGAGGCCGAACAGAATCGGCTCCTCGACGAGCGTACCCGCCTGGAGGCGAGCATCGCCGACGCGACCGAGGCCGCACGCGCGAAGGCGATGGAGGACGATCTCCGCCGGCAGCAGATGACCGAGACCGTATCGACCGCGATCGGCGGACTCAAGATCGCCGCGACGAGCGACGCGATCGACATCGACAAGCGGATCTTCGACGAGACGAAGAAGCAGACCGACGAACTCAAGAAGATCAACGCCGCGCTCTCGGCCGGCGGCGTGGCGGTGCTTACCTGAAGGGGTGACCTATGGCCGTGATCGTCAAGAGCATCGAGGAAACCGAATCAAACGACTCTAAGTCCGCGCGCGTGAATCTGCTCATCACGGAGGTCACCCAAGGCACAGCATCAGATGCTCGCGGGCAACTCTCGTCATACACGCTCGGCTCGGCCTACTCTGGCGGCATTTCGGCGGGCGCGAAACTATCTAACCTCACCTACGCGCCAGTTGAGGACTCGGGCGGCAAGACTTGGACGGCGACGGCCACATACACGGATGACGCGCAGAGCGAGACAGCAGCGAACTTCGCGAAGATCGAGTCGAGTACGCGCGTCGAGGCCGTCGATATCTGGCGCACGGGCGCGACGCTTCCGCAGAACCTCAACGCGCCCGGTCTAACGACGGACATCGGCGGGGCGAGCGTCGATGCGGCCGGCGTGCCTGTCTCGGGCCTCGTCGTGCAGCAGGAACTGACCTACACGGTGCGAACGGACTTCACGAACGCGAACCAAGCGGCCGTCAACGCGATGATCGGGAAGCGCAACTCGGCCGACTTCCTCGGCGGGACGGCCGGCTATGTCCTGTTCACGGGCGTGCGCCGATCGCGCATCGCGATCGATCTCTACGAGGTGACCTATACCTTCGTCT